CTAATGTTGTTTTACCTGCGCCAGGTAGACCCATCACTAGTATTTTCTTAGCCATGATAGACTATCTTCCTATAAAGTTGTAAATAAATTTGTCGCCATCTGCTTTTCGTTCTCTTGGAACATATCCATGTTGTGTAGCATCTTCAAATGTATCCCAGAAAAACTTAACTAGATCGTGTCTGGGATGATCTAACTGTGCGCCTATATACCATTCTGGGCACCAAGGCTGTGTAGCCATATTAGTATAGTGCAAATGCCAGATATCATCTAATTTTAAACCATCGCCGTCATGACAATTCCATCTAGGGTCTAGATCACCGACAACACCTCTCTCTATGAATAGTTGCATGTATTGTTGATGTGCAAAATCTACATGTTTCCATTCGTCCGGATGTGCTAAATTATGTTTAAACTTAGCATTGTCAAATAGTATAACACAAAACTCTTTTCCACCAAAGCGAACGCCATTTCTTGCTAACATCCATTTATCTTCTGGAATATCTACATTCCACAAGTCTGCAATATCCCTAAGATTAATCATATCACAATCTGTATAGATTGCTTTACCTTCAAAATTACAGTACTGAGGAATTCCCCACCTAAATCCAGAGAAGGGCGTAGACCATTGTTTAGAGTTCCATCCGTGCCAATAGCTATTTTTATCGTCAGTCTGTTGCATCCAGACAATATCTAAATCGCGTTTGGTATTCTTTCTTAATGAATACTCATAAGCTGCTTCAATCATATTATCTTCGCCGTTAGACGATGTTCCAATGAAAAGTTTAATTGCGTCTGACATAAAACATTCCATTTCTTTGCATAAAGGGTTTGCGCATTGCGCTATTCTCTCTTATATACCATGTTTCCTCATCGTCATAATCAAATCCATAATCAGAAAACTTGTCAATCCAATAATCTTGTGTTTGACAGTTTACGTGGTGATGTCCCGCATGTCCTGGTGGAGCTGCGGTACACACAACATACTGACACTTTTCAAAAAGACACATCCAGTTATCCATATGTTCTTCTTCGACATGTTCAAGAAATTCTACGCTCCAGCCTAAGTCAACATCAGGAATATTTTCAGGTTTACCTTTTGAAAAATCATGTAAAGTAACAGGTATTTCTAATGCTTTCCAACGCTCCTGTAATGTAAAATCTCCATCTATTCCTATTGCTTTTATACCCCTATCGTTAGCTATCATGACCATATCTCCTGGTCCACAACCAACATCTATCATCGATTTTATGTTATATTTTTTTGTTAGATAAGTTAGAGTAGAACGATCTGTATGAACTTTGTTCATATGGCCACCTAAATGATCTGGTAATTCACTCATTGCATCACCATGACTGTAGCAGATTGGTGCCAGTTTCTACATATAGGAATAACTTTACGATCATATTTTTCCATCCATTCATTCATTGCTTTCCATTCATGTGCTTTCCAATTTGTATAGAAGACTCGCTGCACATTTTTAGGACTAGCTTCATTAAATATATATCGCCAACATGACAATTCATCGAAACGAATCATTGTGCCGGGCACGATCATATGATTGAGTTCAGTAAGGACAGTAGCGGTAGAAGAATAGATATCAGCATCAAGATTAAGATATCCAATCTTTTTATGTCGGCTCTGCCAATCGTTCTCTTTTAACCATTTAGATATACTTTCATCGAACCAGCCTTTGATTAGTTCAATATTATCTTCTACTTCAGGAGGTTCACCACCACGATCAAAAGCATTAGCTGGCACAAGTTTCTCACCAGTATCCATATCTTCTGGAAGGCCTTCAAAAGAATCAAAACCAATAAACTTTAGGTCTGGTCTAAGCTTTGCTGCATGATTGATTGTTTCACCAGAGAATACACCAAACTCTAGATTGAGTCCCCAATTGCCTACCATAGGCATGAGCCAATCTAGTTCGCGTAAACGGACTTCATTTGTATTTGTGTCTGTGATTTGAAAAGGAAATTTCTTGATGTATTCAAAATCGGAAATGTTCATTAATCATTCTACCCTTCACTATGTGGTCTGCCTTACGGTACCACTTACCATTAATATTATCATTATAGTACTTATCGTCTTCTAGTACATTCTGCAAAAATTGCTGTTTCACTTCTTCATAGTTTACATCACCTTTGGTCGTATGTAAAGACAAAATTACTCTTTTATAATTTTCTTTTCCTTGGTCTTTGACATCATTTTGCAGCGTCTTGTTAGAGCCGTAATAAACTTTCCAATCGCTTTCCTTCTTTGATCGGCGCGTTGCGCCCTTCGCCTTACGCATTGAAAAGAAGTATTTGCGTCCGATATAGAGTCGAAAAGTAATTTGTGAAACGATGACATATACAAAACCTTCGTAATTTTTTATATCTTCTGTATTAAATGCTTTATTGTTAAACAACCATGGATTTTCATAGATCATCTTCATCGTCATCATCATCATCATCTAAATCAAAGTCGTCATCATCAAATTCTGATACATCTATTTCATGGCCACAAAATGGACAGTGTTTGGGAATTTCTTCTGTTTCGTAAGCAGAAACAGTATACTCTTCACCACAATTATCACATATCATCTCATACGCCGAATCATTTTGTGCCATTATTATTCCTTTTCTACAATGCTGTATTCGCCTCCATTAAAGCAAAATATCCATCCAAATCCATATACGGTAAATTTGTTTTTTGATTTTCGAGTTCAACTTTATTGATTTTACCATTTACTGGCTTAGAATGTAGCTCAAGCACATTTTCAACTTCTTCTTTTTCTAAGCCTTTAATAATTCTTTTTTCTCCGCTATCATAGTATATAGTAACATCTATTTTTGACATTTTTGTATACCTTTTAATATTTTTATCCTCTATACGCCTTTCGCGTATTTTACGCACAATAAACATATCCCAAGATTCTCCATTGGGACCTAATGTAGGTCTCTTGTCGTATAACTCAGATTTTCTTTTCATTTTATCGCCATACAGGTTTAGATAATGCCCAGCTTTCAGCAATGTCTTCAACAAGCTGAAGTCTCCAATTGCCACAATCTTGACGTACTTGAACATCTCCTTCGTCGTTGGTGTACTCAATAAAGAACCCACCATTTTCAACATCTTTACATACATAGGCTTTAGATTCATTATTGTCATCATTATCTTTATAATAGATGCTAATAACTATTTTATGTTCGTCCATTAACTATCTCCTAGCATTTAAATTTCACACACACCTGCTACACATGCTAACATTTGTACACCTTCAGTTTGATCAGTGCTTTCGTATTCAGATAACTTAGTCCAATCAATTTCTTTAGGCATCTTCTTCTTAAATGCTTCATAATCATCTTCACTACAATCTTGATACGGTGCTTGTTTATATGAATGATCACTGAACGGTAAAAATGATACACCACTCATATAATCAAAGTTCTCATATACCCATGCACCAACAGAAAACCATTCGTCTTCTTTGACTGAAATAGTAACAGATGGCTTATGCTCACACCAATGCTTTTGGTATGTAAGCCATAGTTCTAGTTGCTCTATCGCAGACATATCATTCCTAAATACAGCTTCTTCTGAAGTTTTCATAGGGAACGAAAATACATACGTGTGGTCTGGCTTCGCCACATCATCCTCAACAGGAAATCCCATATCGATCATAAGTTTGGCTAATGGGTCTTTCTTATCAGCCCGAACTGTTCTTATGTAATAAGGATTATGTCGCGCATGAATACCAGATGCAGCATCAACAAGCTGTGATACAGTACCAGACGGCTTAACACACGTCGCAGCAACAGATTGTGGGATACCTAATTTATCAGCCCACTCTTTATTCGTATTGATTGTGATGTCTTTTAATTCTTCTAACACACTAGCTAAAGGGAATGCATTAGATGAACTCTTACCATTAGTGATAGAGCTATCCATAATACCAGTAAGCGAAACACCAAGAAGTCGTTCTTCTTCAGTGTTCGTTCGCCAGGCCTTGCTTATATATTTAAAATTGGTAAGCGTCGATTGAAGTGTGCCAAGAATAGCAGCAAGCTTTACTTTCTCCCTAAGGGTTTCTACAGTATCATTAACACGTACCACAATTTCTGATAGATTACAGAATTGCTTATTCCTTAGGATAATTTCTGAACATGGATTGGTTCCAAAGTCCCACGAGGTGTCTCTTCGACCGTTACGACTAGCTTGTTTTGTGGCAGACTCACGACTAAAGATTCCCCGCTCACCAGATTTCGAGTCGTAGAGGGCTTTCCATTCGTCCATGAAGATACCGATTTCGGGCTTTTCTGTGTAGCAAGCTGAATTGTTTGCGAGGGCTCTTTGTCCATTTTCTTCCCACCATTGTCCTGATTTAGCGACACGCATACGGTCATCGCTTAGATTTGAAAGAGAAATAAGTGCTGATCGACGCACGCCGCCTACTACAACAACTTCAGCAATCTTACATACGATATCGTGACATTCTACTGAAGATAGTTTCCTGCCTTTAGCACCTTGAAATATTCGGCAACAAAAGTGAAATAATTCATCGAGTGGTTCTGGACCTGAAGCGCGCCCACCAAAAGTTTTAAGTGGTGTGCCTGCAGGACGTACTTTAGATAAGTCCCACTGAGGAACTTGACCACCATACAACAGGCTGATAAGTTCTTTGAGAGATTTAGCCCAGCCAAGCTTGCTATCAGGTACTGCAATTGTAGTTTCTGTTGGGTGAAATTCATCTGCCACGCTAGGCATCTGCGATACATATTGACGCTCAACACTAAACCCAACTCCAGTGCCATTCATAAGAACATATAGAATCTCATCAAATGAGCGCGGCGTATCAATAGCAACATAAGAACAGTTATACCCAGCAATATTTTCTCGCTTTAATGCTTCTCCTGCACTCATCATACAACGCATAGATGGCATAACACGCAACGATAGAACTGCTTCTTCCAGTTCATCACGTTCAGATTTTTTCAAAGTATATCCACACTCTGTTTCTAAATGCTCTTGAAAGAAATTAAAATATCTACCTACAGTCTCAGGCCAAGTCTCCCTACGCTTCTCTTCTGGTAACCATCTACTATACCTACTTAAATGAATATATTCTTGATATTGGGTAGGTAAATAGTTGCTTTGCATTTCCTATATCTCCTGATAAGCGGACTGTTAAATTTCGTTCATTAGTGGGAATATTTCTGAGATAACTTTAGCGCATTCTAGGGCAATATCAGCGTGTTCTTTTTGAGTGCCATTAGCAGAACGTAAGTCTATATAGTGAACCCAAGACCTTAATGTTCCATTCATATACATGCGACTCATTGTCAATCCTTCAGGTAATACAGCACGGGCTTGCTCTTTAGCAATGCCATTTTCTATCGCCCAGTCATATGATTCTTTTGCTACATCAATAACTTTTTGTTGAATATCATACCAATCCTGTAGATCATAAGCATTTTCTAACTCTATGCTGTTCTGCCTATTCTTTGGATCTTGTAGTCTAGCATCTCTTATCATAAATTGCAAGTCTTTTGTTGGATCTGCATATCGTTGGCTGAATTCCTGAAAGCTAAAGCTTCTATGCCTAAGTATCTGTCGTGCAATATCTCGCGTAGTCTCAATTTCCATACATACACTAACCATCTCTAGGGGTGACCAATGCTTATTCTTGATGAGATATTTGATCAATTTATCGCTTGTATCACTATTCGTTTGATTAGATGGATTACTAACTCTTGCGCAGTATGCAATTAAATCTTGAATAGGTTGTTGCTTCAGAAAGTTTTCTTCAGTGTATTCAGATGTATGATGCATCATATCATAACTAGGCTTACTATAACTAATTAGCTTCACATTCATTATATTTTTCTCCACTCGCTTAATTTCATATTTGCTGTTAGTCCAGAAAATGTAGACTTTTTTATCATATGCTGTATTTCTTCTGGAGTGTGTCCTGCAATAATCATATCATTAATATCTTTATGCTCATTATGTATAGGCCAAATAACTATCTCTTGACCAGCATTAATTACTTTCTCCATTCTGTTGATAATTTCTTTATTGCGAGGTTCGTTGTCGTATATTATTACTGTATTGGGCAGCTGCAATCTAGCTAAATCAGCGCCAGCCATAGCTATACAGTTGTCTATAAAAAGGGAATCTATAGGACCTTCTACAACATAAATTTTCTTGTTTTTGTTCACTTCATCTAGACCAAACACTTTAGGCTTAGACTCAACAATCATAATTGTGATATATTTAGTGTTCGATTTTTTTAATGCTCTACCTTGAAAGCCTATTAGTGTTTTGTTCTCATCTAGAAACGGTAATATTAATCGAGGTTCATCATACTTAACATCAAACTTGTTTGGTATGATAGTGTTGACCCACTCATAGAATTTTCGTGCGAAGAATAATTTGTGATGTTTGCTTTTAGGTATGAGTCTATTCTCTACATAGACTTTAGCGTAGTGATCATGCTTTAGTTGAGATATCTTCTTGAGCGCCTTAAATTCGCTTTTAACGTACTTAGGCGCTTTCTGGAACGTCATACCTTTTTGTTTAACGGGCTTTCTCTCTCTTATAGAAAACCTCTCCATGATGTATTGTTTATACAGTTCACCATCAACATCCTGTATAAGCTTTTTAAGGCTTGTACCATAACTACAGTTGTGACATTTGAAAAAGTAATCACCTGTATGCAGGAAGACATAGCCTCTAGCTTTAGTGTTACTCTTCTGACTGTCACCACAATAGGGACATCTAAAATTGTATAGATTATCGCTCTTGCGCTTGAATAAAGGCAAGTGGCTCGACAATAAATTTAGGTATTTGCTATCAATATAATTACTCATGTTACAGAGTATACTAGATTATTCGATAATTGTCAAGACATTAATTTACTAATTGCACCGATTCCACCAGATAAAAAGAAACCAATAACAACTGCTCCACCAACAATCGTCCATTTCCATTTCTCTAGATTTGTTAGTCTATTAGACATTTCTACAGAATGGCGTCTTTGTTCTCCACGAAGGTCTTTAATCTCGGCCATGATAATTTTATGTGAATTCTGAATATCAGTATTGATTTCATCCTTCATATTGGATATCCTCTCATGGAGAAGTTCGTATTGCCGTTGAGACTCCATACGTCTTTCTTCCATAAGTTTGAAGAGTTCAATATCTCTTCCATCTGGTGAATCAATCGGCATTGTTCTTTTTCTCTAATTCTACTATTCTTTTTTCTAGAGTTATAATTTTCTGATTGATATTAGGATATTTAATTTTCCAAGAAATTTCTTCTTTATCTAAAATATCAAACCCATATCTCTCATTAGCCCAATATGCTATATCGAGATATTTATCAAAACACCATTTTCCTGCTTTTGTATCTTTAAACCATTCAGTCGTTGCTGCACCCAACAAGCTACCAGCAATGCTACTTACTAACCATATCCACATATAAAATCATTCCCTATACATTTTTTGTAATTCACCAAACTTAATAATTGTTAGCGTATACATCAAATCATTTAACATCATCTTTTTACCGTAATATTTATGACACCATCTAATCGATCTTTTCATACCTACTAGAGCATAATAATCTATACCACCAGCATATGAGCTAGGTAAATCTCTATTGGAGATCAAAACTTTGTTCTCTATGCTGATAAAGCCGATTTAAATCCCGATCTATTTTTCTAACCTGTAGCATCTTAATACCAGAGAGTTGATCTTCTTCTGTCCTATCGCGCCAGCCCTTCACTTCATCCTCTGTGCGCTGGCACCCTAGACAGTATCCTTCATCATCATGCTCACATACTTTAATACATGGAGTGTATTTTGCTTTGGGCATTACAATCTTCCATTATTCTGGGGGGCTAATACAACAAGGACATGGTTCTTCTTCTGTACACTCACACACATCACATGTGCATTGTGGGTTAACACACTCTTCATTATTACAATCTATACCTATACCATATGCTGCCATGTTACTTTCCTCGACCTTTTCCTGATAGATATTTGGGAACATCTTCGCCTGGCATTTTTTTGAATATTTTAAAATACCAGTAATTAAATAGTTTATCAAGACGACTCAATTCATCATTTTTCATATTAATTATCTACTTTACTATTTGCTCTCCATTGATAACAACTCCAGTATCTAGCTTTCCACTTAGGGCCTGGGTCATCACATTTATGTCTTGCTCTAAAAGATTTCCTTCTTGCAGGATCATCTCTTTTAATTTCCATGTTAGGGTCACCAAAACCAAGCTTAATGATATTACCCTTTTCATTCTTCACATACACATAGAACTTCTTTTTACCGTCACTGGAGCGCGTAGGATCATTGAGTTTAACTTTTCTACCCTTATATTCGGCAGCTTCATTAAAATCAGTAAAATTCATCATACGCTACACTCCTATTCTGACTTGTGTTCTGTTTCAGATATATCAGCGCACAATTTACATCGGCAATGTTTACACGCTTCTACCATACCCATTAATCCACCATTACCATTATGACCACGAAACTCTTTCATTAGTGGTACACCACAGTGAGATTCATGACCGCAATTGAGACAATGAGACATTAGATATTATCTTCGTTTGGGATTATACTCCATCGACCAAAAAGAACAACAGCATAATATGCAGCATAGATTTTCCATTTAGCAACTGAAGGTTCAGCATCTAACATAGCAGCAAGAAATACTTGATCGGCTTCTTTCTTAGCTTCTTTATATGTATTAGTCACCCTATTAATAGTTAGATTGATAGATTGTTCACCATTGTAGTGGGCGCGCTCTCGTTCATCCCCCGTTTCATACATATGCCTATATTGGCGAATACTCTTATACAATAGATCATGAATGATAGCAGCGCGTGCTACGTCCCACGGAGCAATAAGGAACCAAGCTATCCTAGGCACTGAAGCTAAATCAGTCACAAAATCTTTTTTACATGTAATCTTATTACCAGGAATTCTAACCCCACACTTTTCTAAATTACTCATATCCAAATCTTCGTTTTGATATGATAATGCCCGCTCTAAAATCCATTTTCTAGGAGGATTAAATTCTGCCGATATCTTATTATTAAACTTACCCATTTATTTCTTCTCCTCAGGTGCAACTGCTTTTTCGTAGTATACGATTATTTCTTTTTG